GCAATGAGTAATTAGCCTGACCTGCTATTGTCTCAGCAAACTCTTTCTGCTCCATTGAGCGGAGCCTGAGTTCCCTGTTAAACCTTGCCTCTGCCAGTGCTATAAAATCTGGTATGAACGTAGTCATGTCATCCCTATCAGCCCAGTTGGCGATGGATGTTTTTAATTCTTCGTAGTTTCCAAAGGCCATTAGACTATACTCCTGTGAGTGCGCAGATAAGCGTTATCCTTATCATTGAGGTATTTAGCCAGTAATGCGGGATCGCGCTGTATCTCACCATTAGTCTCCTTCATCCAGTTCTGCCAGATTACCAGTGGTATGGATGCCACCTTCCTTCCCAACGAAGTTCTGGCGGGATCGTTGATCCCCGAGTTCCTTTCATAGGCGTTCCTATCCAGAATCGGCTGTGCATCCTGATGAGTAGTGAGTGTAACCTGATCGGCAGATTCTTCATATACTGTTTTCGTATGCTCGGTTTGATCGAATACTGTTTTCATCATACAAAGCCTTTACCGCCTACTTCAGCCACATTCTGTGGCTTTGCATAGACTTTCTTCAGTTCTTGAATAGGGTCGATCTTCTTACCCTTCTTCTTGATCTCTGGTTGTTTGCCGAAATGTTTCTTCTTGAGTTTCATTTTATCTCCAAGGGTCAGGGGACCCGAAGGTCCCCATCACCATTTGGTTTACGCCCAGCCTGTGATTTTGCCGTTCGCTTCTTCGTTTTTACTCCGAAGACCATACTCCACAACGAGCATCTGACTCTCTGAGTCACCTGTTCTTGCGAGAGAATGAGTAGAGAACGGTCGCAAATAAGCGATATCCCAAAACTCATAGTCCAGGAAGTAAGCCGTTTCAGCAGGCATCAGTCTGTTCGGGACAATCTTGAGATTGCCGAAGTCCGAGACGTAGATGTCTACAGCAGCCACAACGAACGCAGGCGACTGATTGTTAGCGGTTGTCCGCAGATCAGATACGCTCTGAGAGAGTTGTGAGATCGCCATTTTGATGACGCCGTCGCACATCAGGATGGTCGGTTTTGCGCCAGCAGTCCAGCACAATTCCATCACATCACGGATGTCCTTTTCATCAACAGGACCACCAGCAGCGATCACATTGGAAGTAATCCAATTGCCGACTGAGCCCGTTTGACGAGCAGTAGACGAGGTGCCTGCAGCGGGTGCGGTAGCGAGTTCAAGCAACATTTTTTCCATGTCTAATTTCAACTCTTTACCACGCTTTGCCATCTGGTAAGCCTGAGTAGACTTACGTCCAGCAAAGTCAACAGCCTCAGCCGTGCCCGAAGACTGAACGACTTTTCTGCTGATCTGAGTGTAGTTGCCTACTCTCAGAGGCTCAATGGCCTGCAATGCCTCGGCATTATCGCCTTCAACCTGTCTGTTCGATACATCAGGATCTTCAAGGCTGTCGATCTGCCATTCAAAATAAGTATTGTCACAGGAACTGCGACCAATACCGCTCATGAAGGGCGTCTCTTCAGGCGAGATGTTGTAGATGATATTCGAGAGGTCCTCTCGTATACCTGGTGCGGGATCAGTTCCTGCACCGACTCCGTCCGACTTATAAGATAGTCGGGTATTTGTAGGTACTGCCATGATATTTTCCTCCTATATCAAGTCCTCAAGCAATTTGGCAGCATCTTGTACGCCACCGCTTTGCTTTAGTTTTTTTGAAAGTTCGGCTTTACGCCGTTTTGCTGCATCAGACTTGGCTCGCCTTGCTCCTGGCTTGGCCATCTTGGGTCTGTTACGCACCTTCTTCGTCTTGACATCTGCTTTCTGAAGTTCATCATAACGCATTGCTTTGAGTAGGACATTGACTGATCTTGCATCGATCAATCCATCAATTTCTCCTTGCTCATAGCCTTCGTTTAGAGCGTACTCTCGTATGTTCCTGGAAAGGACGGGCTGTTTTTCGGCATCGTTCCAATCGGGGATCAGTTCTCCTAACTTCTTCATCTGCTCGACTACTGATTCCTTGTGGATTCGTTCTGCATCTTCCTCTGCCTGCTGTTGGACAGCCTGCATCTGGTTTGATACCATCTGGATTCTCTCCTGCTCCTCTCGGAACTCATCACGCTTTGTGACATACGCGATAGGATCATCCTCTTTTAACTTGGCCCAATCTATTCCTTGATACCTCATTATTCCAGCATTAAGTTGCGTTCCTAGTTGCCCTAGTGCCTGCTGATACTGCTGACGCTCGGTTGACAGTCGTTCATACTCGGACTTGAATTGTTCTTTGACCTGTTCAATTTCCTTTCTGTCTACTGCTAAAGCCTGCGTCTTCTTGGTGTAATCGGATTGCCTCGAATATCCTTCTAGAAGTTCATCAAATGAGACTTCGGTGTCTTCGCCGTCTACCTTGACTACGAATACCTCATCTTCATCATCACCTTCTTCTTCTCGGTTGTCCTCTGGTTCGTACTCCTCCTCGGATTCCTCCTCGGATTCGTCTTCTGCCGTAACTTCCTCGTCCTCTGATACAGGTTGCGATTCAGTTTCTTCTGCCTCTTCTGCCTCTGGGCTGACCTCTTCAGGTTCCAGGGTTTTGAGGATTGCCTCTTGTGCCTGAACTAAGTCCAGGACTTCATTTGCGGGGGCCTCAGCCTTGTCCGCTACTTGATTGTCCATAATTTGTTCCTTAGATGTATGGGTGTGTTTTTAGATAGTCTGACATTTTGCCAGTTGCTACAATTGACTCGAAGTGCGCTCTCAACCTATCTGTCAGTTTTACGGAGAGCCATAAAGCCTCCCTCCGCTCAACGTCTAGGTGTTGGCTATGCTGCCACTCATTCATCAGTTGTTCTTTTAAGACGTCCCACGATTCCATAAATAGGTTATCGTTGATCAGTCTTTCTGCGTGTTCAGCCCTAAGTTCCTTGCTCATCCAATCTTGACAGGAGCATCCCTATCAGCCTCCATCTCTGCCTCCATAAGTTTGAATTGAGCATCTAACCTAGTTTCTTCGACCTCGTTCTCAGCCTTGATACGCTTGACTTCCAGTTCTCCCTGCTTGACCTGATCCTCGACTTCCATAGCCTTGAGGGTGGCCTGCTGCATTGGGTCTGGTTCAGGCTGTGGCTGCCGTTCTGGCGGAGTCAGATAGTCATCGACGTTCTGATATCCCATAGCCTTTAGGAGTGATGCTGTAAGGTTATATAGGTTATCAGGCTGGATCATAGGTGATTCCGCGTTCTGTGATGCCATCTGAACAAGGCTCTGTAACTGCATAATCTGCTGATCCTTATTGCCATGTCCGAGAGCGACAGAGACTGTGGCGTCCATGTTGTCGTTCCAGGATGAAGGATCTACTTCTACCCATTCATCACGTAGTTTAACCACGCGCTTTCTATCCATATTCTTTAACAGGAGTTCGTAGATACGACACATCAAGTCTTTGACGCCTGTTTCTGCGAACTGCCTTGCGATTAGTTCAACCCTTGACTGAGCAGCCGTCATCACGGCATTGACTGCTGTGGCAGTCGTATGGCTCGTCAGGGCATTCTCATTCAGTCCCTGTGAGGTTCTTGATACACCAGCACGGGATTCCCTTATCTGGTCGATGTACTCCAGCATCTGGAAGGTATACGGCTCTAGGGAGGGAGTCGCCAGAGGGGTGACCGCATTAGGGGATTTGACCCTTACAATACCGCCTGGCCTAGCGGTCAGGAGATCATCTAGGTTCGCCTGTCCTTCAAGGACTGCGAATCTTCCGAAGTTCTGGTTGTACATATTATCCAGCAGGTTCCGCATGATCGAAGACTTGATAGCCTGTAGTGGCATGGTCAGGTCTGCTACCGACAAGCCGAAGAACTTGTGCGGAATCTTGATCGGTGTGATCGAGATGAAGGGTATGTTATCTACTGGTTCATTCGACAGGATGTAATCTCCTACCATGCAGACCTTCCTGAGTTCTGCTATTCCATCATTGTCGTAGTCTGTTTGCAGGAAACACTCATGCAGCCAGTATTCCTTGAGGGCATCCTCTGTAGCCGTATTGTCAATAGGGCTTGGCATTGAGGTGTCATCGTACATATACCGAGCAGTACGCTCAAGATCCCACTTGTAACCACCAAGGATGTCACCTCCTGAAAGGTCCTCCTCGTCGAGATTCATACCGTACATCTCCCTGAGTTCCGTCATGGTCTTTCTGATTCTGTGACAGACAAACCGCGCCTCCCTGATATCCTCAGCCTCTCGGTTGATCAGGAACTCCTCAGGCGGAACATTGTCTACTACAATCTTTCCATCCGTCATGGAGCGCATGATGATGACATCGTGCATAGTGCCCGTCTCAGTCGGGGTTTCCTCATGCTCAATAACCTCTACAGCGTCATCCATCAGGAGGGCTTCAAGTTCTACATCCGTAAGGTTATGGTATTCCTCGCGCTCCTTGGCTTCGGACTCTTCCCACCATACCTTGATGATACCGTTCTTCTGCAGGAGGGCATCAGTGAACCAGTTGTATAGGACCTCCCAACCGTTGTTCTGCTTTTGCAGGACGTAGTTTACATAGTCTGTGGCCTGTTGTGCTGAGGCGACATCATTCGGATTAGTCGGCTGGAACTTAACCAGTTCATCACCAGAGGCGAATACCCGCATAAGGGAGGGTTTGATCCATTCGATCGAGTCCTGTACCGTAGAGTCTACATACTGGGAACGCCCTTCGACCTCATTGCCCATCGGCTCACCATAGTAGTAGGCCATTGCGGTTGCTCGCTGCTGAGACAGGAGGTCACCGTAGCCTAGGGCATCGGTTACCTCTTCATCTATCCTGCTCTTCAGATCGTCATCTGTAATTACTTTATCGCTCATTATTATGCCTTTGTCTTGGAGTACCCGCCACTTTCGTATCTTTTGATTATTTTATCCAGGCCTGGCAATGACTTCCACTTAGAGGTGTCCTTTCCCTTCCTTTTCCGAGGACCAATATGATTCGGCCTCTGCCCCTTCCCCACAACTGATCCATCCCTGTTGTAAGTTCTTCCCTCCATAAACGCACTTTCTTTGTTTAGTCTTTTAATATGCTCAAGTTCTTTCATCACACTATCCCCATGTTCTCGTATTCGATTGGTTTGTCAAAGTTAAAATTCCAAGTATTGTCTGATCCTGCTACACCCCAGCGCCTGCTCATAAAGCAGTACCTGAGGGCACTCATGGTGTCATCTCTGACTGCGACAATCTTTCCGTCCTTCCTGTGGTATTGCCTGTATTCCTGCAGGAGGTGTGACAGGGATGATTTGATCCTGAACTTACCTTCTTCCATCCAGACTACCATTTGCTGTATTCCCTCCTCAACTGAATTAGACCCTTTCTTCTGGCCCAGTGCAGGGGGATTAGTAAAATGCTCCAGCATAAAATTACAACCGTGGCCACGATACTGATCAGCAAGGCCAGGGTTACCCATAGCATCACGCCTGTTCCCATCGTGAGGATACGCAATAGGGATGAAACTCGGTCTGAGTTTGATCTCTTTTGAGTGTTCCGATGGCGACCTTTTGTTGGCGTTATACGCATCGTAAACGTAGAATATCTCCTCATCGGGGTCTAATGCTCCCCATACAACTGCTGTATCATGATCCCATCCAAAGTCTATACCTGCTATCCTCGGCCAATGCTCAAGGATATTGATATCCTCATAAGTCAGTTTCTCTTCTGGGATCGGGAAGACCAATCCTGAACCAATTGTAGGTTTTCCGTACTTCCTCATTTCCCGCTCATGCGGGGAGTATGCTGCTAAGATCTGCTCCATGGCCTCATGGTTAAGGTGGCCAGGATTCCCGAACATACTTATTGTATCTTCTGACGCATCATCCCAAGTAGCATTAGTGAGGGACTGTCCTCGTTTCAAATCATTCATGAACGCACTTACAGTCTCAGTCATGCCCTTCTCAGGGGTGAACGTCAGATAAACCATTCCTCGTCTATCAAGGGTTCTGGTGACGCTCTGGGAGTAAAGGTTCCTTTCGGGTTCCTCATCCAACCAGATGCAGTCAACAGAACGCCCCATCCATTTCTCCACCCCAGATTCATATGACTTGAAGTGGACTGTGCTGTTATCTCCAGAGGTATGTTTAACCAAGGCAACGGCCTTTGCATTCGGCACTCCTGGTTTCCGCTCGGTGCTGACTATGCACTCTTTCGGAATGGTCCCAGTGCCAAAGGCTGACGGGTCCTCAGGCGATCCGAGCATTTCGGCCTGGCAGATATCACGAGTAGACTCGTTGGATACACCGCCAACCCATGCTGTGATAGCCCTGTAGTACCTTCTCCCGCCCCACCAGTCAGGGTAAATCCCTGTCAGGTGCATTGCCATCTCCATGGCTCCAGAGTACGACTTGCCGATTCTGTTTGCACACATCAGCAGCCGTTGGTTGTTCTCAAAACCCGTATCATGGAATTCCTTTTGGAATGGATACGGATCATAGAATTCTATCTTGTTGTATTTCTTTCTCTTCTGGAGTTCCTTAGCATTCTCTATGGCTTGTTCCAGTTGTTGTCTTTCGTTCATTAGTATCTGTCTTGGAGTACACCGCCGTATTTAAGGTATGGGTCTGCTAGTGCCTCATACTTAACTACATTCTGTGGTAGTCCAGTTGTTTGCCTTGGATTCTGGTATTCTCCTTGATCTTTCTCTGTTGTAAGCCAATCCCATAACGCTACACCAAGATTATTATCGCCCCACGGCATTAACGTATCGTTCGCTGCTTTTAGCGAAGAGTTTAAAATGCCAACACCTTCTGTTGGTATAGCCTTTAAACTATCGTAAGCAAAATCACCAGCATACCCTGTCCACTTTGCTGCGGTTCCATAGTCGCCACTTTTAAGTTTATCGTAAGCGCCCTCTATATTAGAGTCTACATAATTGAATATCTTGTCAAGACCAGTATGCTTGCCTAGTATGGAGTAAAGTCTTTCCCCCTCAACTACCGACATTTCATCATATGCTTGAGCAAGGCTAGGAGAGATTAAACTAAGTGCGATGGGTCCTACTGCCATTGCTCCTCTT